ATAAAGCGAGGGACTCGTGGAGGGGAGGAGTTGGAGGTATTGGAGGGGGGGTTATGTGTATTGAGTTTGGGAGGGGAGCCTGACAGCGAGGTTTTATTGGAGGGAGTGGGATATTGGTGGACTTCTAATGACAGCGAGAGGGAGAGGTTTAGGTGGGAGGGGGGGACATGGAAGTTATTAGGGGGAGGTAGAGGGGAGGTGAGGGAGGAGGTAGTGGGAGATGTATTGGAGGGTTTGTTATTGGAGTTGGGAGACGAGTTAGTGATAGATGGGGGGAGGTATATAGTGGGAGGGGAGGATTTGCCGATATTGGATAGTGAGCCTGAGGGTGATTGGTTGGGTTATGGTTATGTCTTATTGGGAGAGTTGCATTGGGGGCTGGGATCAGAGTCGGACAGGGGTATGGGGATAGTGGTATTGAGGGGGAGGTTGGGAGTGGTGTCATCGCGACTGAGGTCAGGGGATTATTTATCTCCGAGTCCGCATATGAATGAGTATCCGTTATTGAGGCGAGTGGGGGGGGATTATTATGAGGGGTATGAGATAGAGGGTGGCAGGGTATATTTTAGTGGGGTGGAGGAGTTGGAGTATTCGGGGTTGGTGTTATGTGACAGACCTGTGGGTATGGAGTTGGAGAGTGAGTTGGTAGGTGGTTACATAGAGGAGGGTAGTTTTGGAGTGAGTGGGCATGAGGGAGGGGGATTTTTTGGTAATTTGCTAAGGGGGTCGTACATACTTCTTGGGAGTGGGGAGGTATTGCGAGTGGTGTATGGGGAAGTGGACGAGAAGTCGATGAGGGTAGGGGAGGCGTATGTATCACTAGTTGATTTGGGGCGTGTGGGGGGGAAGCGGATATATGACTTTAGTGGTGCGAAGTATGGTACGGGTTTGGTGTGGTTAGACAGGGGGGGGCTGGGTTATGTATCGAGTAGGGGAATAGGTATCAGCTCAGGGGAGATATATGTGAATGGGGAGTCTGTGAGTTGGTCTGAGGGGGAGTTACTGAGTGGGAGTGATTTAGTGGAGTTGGACGGATATGGTTACATGAGGATATTGGGGAGTGTGGAGTCATTATCGGGAGATTTGGATAAGTTGGGATTAGTGCCGCACGAGAGGTATGCGGGTGGAGTATGTTTGAGTGTGGGTAGTTTTGGGGTGAGGGGATATATTTCATATGATGGAGAGGAGGTAGGGGAGGTGAGTGCTGGCTTGGGGAGTGTGAGTATATTGGGTGGTATTGGAGGTGAGGTGAATTTATGGAGGGGAGGGGAGGAGATAGGTTTGCGTCATTTCAGGGTAGGGTCTGCGGGTTATTTGGTAAGGGGAGAGGACATAGCGTATGATTTGGACATGGGTGGATCATTTACATGGCTAGGTCGAGTGAGCAAGGTGGGGTTAGTCAGGGGGGTATTGGATAGTGTGGAGAGTGGATCGGGGGTATTAGAGATGTTGGGGTTATCGGTGGGTGGTATTGGATTAGAGGAGGGGTTGGATTACGAGGTGTTGTATGGTTTGGGAGGTCGGGTAAGATTTAAGAAGGAGGTGATGGGAGAGGTGAGCAGGGGTTTGAGATTGGAGGAGATGGATTTGGGAGTGGGTAATTATGTATTGGGTAGTGATGGTTATTGGAGGCGAGTATTGGAGGGGGGTTTATTATCATCAACGGAGAGGTTAGATGAGTCGGGATTGGGTTGGGTGGAGTATGCAGGTTATGATGAGGGTGGGGGAGAGCCTGATCCGAGTAAGTTATTGGGTGAGTGTTGGGAGCGTCTGCGACCTGCGAGGCGGAGTGTGGAGGTGTACTGCATAAGGGGAATATCCGAGGCGTGGGGTTTTGTGCATCCGACATCGGAATTGTATTTGAGGCAGGTTGGGGGGCTCGACGATGTGTATTATCCGTTGGTGGTCTTAAAGAGGCGGGAGTTTAGGGATTTCTATGTAATGGATAGTGAGTATAGGGGTGGATATTATCGTTTGGAGGTGGGGGGAGTAGTTTATGAAGAGGGGGTGATTGTATCGGGGAAGGGATTTACGAGGGCGAGTGATGGGCGGATAGATTTTGTAAAGGACGGTGTATTGGATAGTGGGTGGGTGACGGAGTGTTATTACAAGGGAGTACCGCGTCCTGATTTATTGGATAGAGCGGAGGTGAGTGTTGGTTATGATGATTTATCGAGTCCGTTTGGTGAGGGGGTAGATTTGGAGGTGATGGAGTTATTGTCGGAGGACAGGGTGAAATATGAGGTGAGTACGGGTTCGATCTCATTTGCGGAGCCGTTGGGATCAGGGATAGGAGTGGAGGTGTCGTACATACCTGAGGGTGAATTGGAGAGGGTTTTGGAGTCTTCGTTATTTTTGGTATTGGAGGAGTCAGCGGTGTTGGTGGGTGAGGGTGAGTTTAGTTATGGTGGATTGGAGAAGGGTGTGGATTTGGACATAGCCCCGAGTGTATGGGTAGGTTCGGAGTTATTGGTTGGTGGTTATCGAGTAACGGGGGATAGGATATACTGCAAGGCGGAGGGGGATGTGAGGATCAGTTATTATGTGTCGAGGTCATTGGGAGGGGAGTATGTGGTAAAGACGGGGAGTGGGATAACGGAAATCGAGGAGGTGTCGATAGCGGAGGGAGGGACAAGTTTGAAGGTGGAGGGTGTGGGAGTGGGAGATATGTTGGATGTGGGTGGGCATTTATTCATGGTGACTGCTGTGGGTGCGGGTTTGGTCTCTGTATTCCCATCAGCGAGATATGGATTGAAGACGAGGGAAGTGAGTGTATTAAGATCATCGGGTTATGTATTTAGGAGTGTGTTGGGGGTATCGTGTAAGAGTAGGGTTAGGGGTACGGAGATTACTTTAGGCGGGGATTTAAGGGGTTTGATCAAGGGATTGGTGGTGGTGGGGGGGGTGCCTTACAGGGTAGTGTCTGTAGAGTTTAAGGATGGCGTGACGATATTGAGAGTATTGGGACAAACATCAGCACATGAGACGGATAGTTTATTAGTTTCGATGAGAGATGTGTTAGTGGAGGGATCGTTGGAGCTGCCGCTTTTGTCGGGAGTATTGAGAGACAAGGGTTACAGATTAATTCGTTATGTAGTGGGAGAGGGTTTGGGTTATGAGTTGGAGGAGGGGGTGGATTATGTAATTGGAGAGAGTTCAATCAGGCTGAGTGTGGGGATAGAGGTGGGAGAGGAGTATTACCTGAAGCACACAGCACAGGGGTACATATCAGAGCGGGTGTTATCTACGGGTGAGGTGGAGTATCCGACATATGAGATGGAGTATGTAGAGAGGCGAGTGCCGAGTAGTGGATATGTGGGGAAGAAGATATATGCGAAGTGTTTGATTTACGCCCCTGATGTCTTTTATTTCAGGACGGTCAATGACACCACATACGCAGGTGAGGTGGAGCGTGAGTTATTGGATAGTTTGAGGATAGAAGATAAGAGGGGTTATGGGGGCAAGTTGGAGCGAGATGTTAGGGTGAAGCGAGGTTTGTCGTATGGTTATTTTGATTTGCTTGCCTCTGATGTGGTGGCGAGGAACAAGATAAAGCAATACAATGGATTTATTGAGCCGATAGATTGTTTGTTATCGAGTGTGATGGGGAAACTTGTGGGAGATGGAGACGGGATATTTAGGTTTGAGTTATTGGATGGTTTAGGGGCAGGATTAGAAGACCCTATAAAGCGAGAGATTACACCGAGGTATTTGGTGGAGACGGGATCAGTATCGAGTGTGGTGGAATTCAAGGAATTGAGAGAGGGACAAAGAGCACTTGTAGAGAATGAAATGGATGATTTTGCCTTGGTGGGATACTCCAAGAGGATGTCTCAAGTCCTAGAGCTAGGTTATCCGTTTGTGAAGTATGAGTATGATCCTATTTATTCTCCCTTGTGGAAGCCGAGTGTGGAGTCGAGATTATTTCCCCAATCGGCTAAGATGATGAGCTATAGAGCGGGAGGGGATTTGTACTTTTTAAGGGGTTTATCTAGCACCTTTGGAGAGGTGATAGGATTGGTGGAGAATCCTGCTTTAGGTCGGATGCAGAATGTCTCATCTTTAAGTTTAACAAAGAGGGGAGGCAGGTTTAGAGTGGTTGCGTATTCGGCGGTGGGTTTCCCTGCATATGCACCGAGTTCAAGTGGGCGACCTTCGTTGATTTTGTCTGCGGTTTCGTTACAGGACTTTCCAATCGACATCTCGACGGGTTATCCTGATACGGCGAGATTTATTTCTCAGGGTGGGGATGTGTCTGATGTAGTGGTGGGGAGTTTGGATAGGGTATTTGGTGGGTTGAGTGTAGGAGACAAGGTGGAGTTGGGTGTAGATGGTGTAGGTTTCTCAAGGGTATTAGACATGGGTAGATATGCGTATGACATAACATCTGTTTTCAGTTTATCCGGCGAGCCGAGGAATGCGACCATCAAAGAGATTGTGAATGGTTGCGTGGTGGTGCTGAATGGATCAGCGACAAATTTGGAGGCATTTGGGGGTGTGTTTATGCCTAAGAGGGGCGATACCATACTTCAAAGTTTTGCGTTGGATTTGGACGAGGAAGGTAAGAGCGTTGTTTATCGAGTGGGAGCCGATGTGGGATTGAGGTCGGCATCAGGGGAAATAATCGACCTGAGCTTGCCGAGTGGCTATGACCCAAACTATCCAATTAAGGAGTTATTGGGTCAAAATGTACCTGAGGCAAATGAGGCATTAGAGGGGGATGTTGTTTTTGGTTATTCGAGTTTGGAGCCGTATGGTTATCCTGCTCTGAGAGGGGAAGTCTTAAATGATGATGGAGATGAGACAATCCCATTCAGAAAACCTCTGACGGAACGGGATGTGTTGATTACTCTTCCTCCCTATTTGGAGCGATTGACAACAACAACAGATAATGAAGGAACCTTGGAGTACGCTTATCCTGATGAGGTGAGAGACAATGGGGTGGTGGGTGATGATGGTGTATTGACGGCATCATATGACTACACAGCCCTTGAGGGTGAGTGTGTTCAAGTTCCTAGAGAAGGTGATTTATTGGTATTTGAAGACAGGCTTTTGGAGCTGGCTTACATCGAGGGTACGGAGTTAATGCCTCCTCGCTTCCCTGCTTCAAATGTAGGTGGGTATTTATCCCTTAGCGTTTCAAATGCTTTGGTGTATCACCTAGCGGATAATGATGTGGGTGTGCAGGTCAAAGAAACCTTGAGCGAGTCGATCTTGGGATCGGGCAAGTACGATGTGTCCACGGCGGAATTGGTGTTCTCGAACACAAAGTATCGAACATACTTCTTGTATTTGGATTACCTAGCGGGAGAAGGGATTGCGAATAATCAGATTATCCTTGATGTGTGGAAGAACGGAGGTTTGTTTAGATATGGACGCTTCACCTTTACCCGAGGGTTGGCGGATTGGTCTGTCACCTTTCAAAGGTATCTAGGTTCAGTACAGACCCCGAATAGTTTAGTCTCCATATCCTATCTAGGCGATACCCTAACGATTGTGGATAATCCCACAATCAATCCGAATGTGCCTCCTCTTCCTGCCTTTACAGGAGAGACTTGGCTCTTCAAAACTTCTTCGTTTTGGGGAGACTTGTCAGCATCTGTCACGGGTGAGACAATATCCACGACCATTGGCGGTTCACCTTGGTACATGGATTTCCATTTAGGTTATGATGCGATCTCCACAAGCTGTCATGTACCTTCGGATCGGGTTTCCATACGAGAGACTTATCCATTATTTGGAGCATTTGAAGTACAAGGTTCGTACACCACAAGTGTCCGAGTATTGGATAGTGGGTTTGTGGTAATGGAAGAAGGGGGTGTATCAACTGCGATAGTGTCCTCAGATGTAAACAACACGGAGCAGTTAAATGCGGGCATAGGTTTTGAAGTAAAAGAAGTGTTATCGGATGGACTTTTGTTTTATGGTTTCCGTTCTAGCGGAGAAGCGGACATCTCTTTAAGTGGTGTGGGATTATCCATTATGGTCGGTTCAGAGGTGGACGAGGCTGATGTGATTTATAAGGGCTTAGGTGATTTGGGTCTTGTGTCAGGGGGCATAGATTATGGGAAGGGTGTTATCCGTAATTTATCAGAGGATGCGAGTGGAGTCAGGGATGGTGATTTGGTGTATGTGTCAATTGGACACAATGCAGGTCTTCAGCGTGTGAAATTCTACACCGAGGGTGTAACGGATGGCGTTGTGGAGGCGATAGCCACACAAAGCGTGGTTGTGGGAGTGCAGTTCCCAAAGGTGATTGGACTGAGTACGCTCGGCATATCTGCAACACTTCAGACGGATAGTTTGGAGTTATCCAAATACTTCAATGAAACGGGTGATTTTATCGTTTTGCTTACGGAGGGTTACAGGTCTAGACCATTGTCCACAACACTTGGTGTTTATGATCGCTCTTATGGAAGATCAGCACTAAGGATAAGTTATGTGTCGAGAACCGAGAGTGCTTTTGTGTTTTCGGAAGCGAATGTGGCTTATTTAGATGGGACAGCTGTGAACCTTAGCGAGTTGTTTGGCCTGTTGGGAGAGGACTTTGGGCAATCCATTTCAGGACATAAGAAAGCAGGTTTTGATTTATCCAAGACGGATTTTGTCCCATATGAAGCCCCCTGCACATTGGGAGCGACACTAGATTTATCTTTATCCATAGCAGGGGGTTTATCCATCGCAGCATCTCTTGATGCGTTGGTGGATGAGGACGGAGTTGTCTATGGGATAGAGTGGGGTACTTTAGACGATGTGCAAGACGAAAACTCTTATGGAGAAGCGTTCTTGTTGCCCTTGGACATATTCCGTTTTGAAGTATCCGTAATCGCTGGCATTTACTTGGATAAGTCTTTTCCTAGACTTGTGGGCGATTATGCCACACCTGCTTTGTTTGGAGATGGATCAAGCCAAGTACGGAGTCCCCTAGATTACACATTAGACTTCTTACCTGTTTATCCATTTACCGAGCGGGTGAGTTTAATGATCAGGCGACCTCGTAGGTTTACGGATGTGGTCAAGGGTGTAGTGGAGGGTATTTCTTCATTCCGTTATGTGTATGAGCAAAGACAAGGTTTGGTAGATGACATAACAGATTTGGGAAATGGCTCTTATTCGCTGACAGCTCTTTCTGTGGATTATTTGACACAAGAAAACGCTGATGGGACGGATACCCAAATAGGCAATTTCCCAAGCGTATGTAAAGCTGGCGATCAGGTTTTCCTTTATGACGAAGTGGGTGTAGAAACCCTGCGACTACGGATAGTCTTGGTTGAGGAAGGCGAGTTAACCTGCGAGAAGATTAGGGGTTCTGTTGTAGAGGGTGTGTCATTCAAGATAAGAACTCGTGTAGGGATAGTGCCGCTTCTTCAGTCTTTTGAGAGCTACTTCAATCATGGATTTGATGTGATAGTCGAATCCCCCGCGATGTCGGGCATATCTGTGGACACGGAAGGAGTGTTAACGGATTTGAACGCGGACTTCACGGGCGTAGAAGTTGGTGATTACCTTGTGATAGACCCTCAGGGTAAACTTTTGAATAGCGAGGAGTATGGTTATCCTCCGAGGGGAGATCAGGGTTTTGTAGGGCAGGCTAACTATGTGGAGGGTTCACCACATGAACTAGACGACAATAGAGGAGCCTACAGGGTTATTGAGGTGGGTTCGGATTACCTGATGGTGGAGGAAAGCGTTGGGGATACACAAAGGAGTTCTTACAATCTACTGCCCACTATTGGAGGTGTTGTTTCCAATCCTTTGCGTGTAACCGCAGGTGTTGTCGTAGACACTTATGCGACCACTACGGATAGTATCCATCCTTTCTCATACCGAGTGGTGAGGATGAAGAATGGATTGGTGAGAGCTGTAGCGGAGGAGTTCTTGTTTTACAGAGAGCGGACACTCTCTTGGGCAGAGCGGGTCTTTGCTTTCAATGCGTTTCCTCAGAACATGGTGACTTGGGAAGAGTATGAACAACAAGACTATATGACCAAAGCAGGTATCGGTGATCCGACACATCCTGCCAACGATGTGTTATTGGATAACATCAAGGGATTAACAGGGTTAAAGCCGTTTGTTAATACGGATACTTGTTTGGGAGTATTAGATAGGCGTTTTATGGGTGAAGACCCATTGTTAGAGACGGAAGGCTATGGGGAAGTGGAGTCCGCTTTGCCTAGCGTGTTGGACGATGGTTTGGCTCTTCTTGAGGCAAGAGAAAATCGTTTGGCTTGGATAAACATCCGAACTCATCAGACGAATGGGACACTCGCCAAAATGAGCCGTATCAACTACAACACATCTACCTCTACTGCCACAGCCCTTAGGAGTTTACAAAATGGATAACTCATGGAAGAAAACAGAAGATGTCAAGCCTGATGTGAGTGGGGAGAGCCCTTTGGCTCAGATGATTGCCTACTTGAACTCTTTGCAGAGTCATTACGAAGGAGAGTTATCCAAAGAGAAACTAAAGCTGACTCTTTTAGAGAGTGAACTTCAAAGAGCAGCGGCACAAAAGAACAGAAGAAAAGGCGATCATCGTGGCTAACATCAGACCTGAGGATTATGCAGTAGCTCCAAGCATAAATCAATGGGGCTACATACAAGTCCCCAAAGATAACGCCATATATGATTTCCTCAGTCAGGTTAAAGCCACAACCGACCCTGCATTTCAGTTGATTAATTTGGGACTGAGTGTCCTCAATACCATTCTCGATTTTGTGTCGTCTTTACTGATCGACATCACACAGCCCATAAAAATCGCTCTCGATGCCCTTATCGCTCTAATAGAGGGTCTTATCCGAGACTTGAAATCTCTTGGGATTTATTTCACTTGGGATTATGATTTATTCGAGGACCCAATCACATACTTGGCAGGCGGGTACTCCTCTTTTGAGTCTCGAAGTATCCTCAAGCTCTTGGATAAAAAGGATAGAACTCGTCCCGATTTTTCCGATCAGTCTAAGGTGTTTTGCTTAACCTTTTTTGGCGGGGCTGATCCAAGTGGCATCAATAGACTGATCCAAAAGCTAAATGATTTGTTCAGTCTATTCGGTGCTACGCCAACACAAAATCCATCTAGGTCTGTTTCAGGGTTATCCGTTAAATACTATGGGAAGCTCGCTTTTGCCCATACGGAAATGTCGCCCGCCTCCATAGACCTCGACAACAAACCCTCAGGCATCCGCATAAAGTGGGAATACCCACCTACCAATATTGGCGGAATCAACCTCCCCCCCCCAACTTTCATCGTATCTGTTAAAACCACTTCAGCTAAAGAATCTATCCGCTTCAAGGTCGCTCAACCCGCTTCCACTACAGGGGCTTCTTTTGAAGGCTCTTTACAAGACCCAGCTAATCCAAGAGTAGATGCTCCCGCTGAACTCCTAAGTATCCTATCCAATGATGTGGGCAATCAAAACGATAAAGTCTATCTACAGGCTGAAGATGGGGCAAATACAATCACATCTACCCTAGATGATTACTACTCCAAATATCGCACCTATTTTGTTCAATCCGATAGTTCCTTAGGAAGGTTCTTCGGTGACACCACTTTTGGATTGGATATCCCTTTTGAAAGGCTGCCTACAGGTGGAGATGGGGGGTATATTGTATCCGTCCGCTCCTGTTCTCAGATTGATCTCAATACGGAGGACTTGAAAGACTTAGAAGGCGATGGGGGATATGATGGAAAGCCTAAAACCCGCATCCTCAAAGCTGACCTGAAACCCATCTCTAAGATTTCCATAACACCTTCCGTCTTAAGTCTGCCCACCGAAGAACTGACAATCCCCAAAATGGATAGTGACATAAAACTTCAGTATGGCATGGCTCTCAAGGAAGCCTTGTGTTTATTCTTCCTCAATAGATTGGAGACAACAGAGGGTCGGGCATTTCTGAATGTTCAAATGAGTTCTTACCAAGTCGGTTTACTCACAAAGTACCTAGATATTAAAAAAATCTTAAAGGAGAATAAGACTGCTACGATGGTCTCCATAGCCTCTGCTGTAGAGAACGCCATTTCGGAACTTTTACCCGCCATGCCTGCGGAGAGCGTTTTGGCTCCCTTAAGAACGCACATCGAGAAACTAAACAACAAAAACAAAGACCATGTTCCTCTCTACCCCTTTATCCGTAAGTCTCTTACTGATGGAACCAACAACGGCATAGGTAGTTTGGTTTCAAATTTGAGTTTAGACACGGAGTTGCAGAGTAACGGACAACAGCCCTTAAGTAGTGTGTCACAACCTCAGATAGAGGCTACTACGGAACAAGCTGTAGGTGTTACCCCTGCACCTGCGTCACCACCAAGCGTAAGCCCCTTGCTCGTTACGGAGATAAAAGGTTTGTCGGAGGTGCCGATCATTTATTGCGATAATGCTAAGTTGAGGGGATACATAAGGAATCCCATAACGGCAGAGCAGTATTATTCGAGGGCAGTAGCTCAGATGCAGGGGATGGAGGATTTGTGCAAGAGTGCGGTAGCTATTTTATCCGTAGTGGTGCCGAAGGATAAGGCAGTTGGTCAATGGGTGAATTTACGCCTAGGTGACTTTGTGGGGTTGAGTGGTGTTGTGGATGTCTTGGACGATCTAAAAGATTACACAGAGGCATTGGCAGCGGGCTTATCGGGGATTGTAGAGACCATCAAGAAGTACATCGCACAAATCAAAAATAGGATAGCGGAGATACAAAGGATAATAGCCCGAATAAAGGCGATACTAGACGCGGTGTTGAGTTTTAGATTCCCTGCGGGTTTATATGTATTGCCGACCATATCTGACGGGACAACAGGAGCTGTGCGGGAAATCCTATCTGCACAACGCAAGCCTGATATACAAGCAGGGGGTTATGGAGCGGGGGGGATGTTGGTGTTGGGGGGTGTTCCTTCTTTACTTGTAGACTTCTTCGTTGCCTTGATTGGGGGTGAGTCATGAGTTTTGGATGGAACGCCATGTTTCGCAGGGGAGCCTGGTTGGAGTTCAGAAGATTCTCTCTCTTGCAACGCAAAAATGTGGACTCCCGCATAAGGATTATCAATCAGGAACTATCCAAAATCGGGAATGTGAGGGTGATTTATCATAAGCCGAATGATGCGAGTATCCCTGATGCAATAAAGCAAGCTGTGGACTCGGGTGCATGGAATATAAGCCCTGAGTTTTTACAGGTGACGGAAAGACGAATCGGCTTAGAGGTGCAACAAGGCAGTTCACTTGGGAAGTTGATGATGGCTTACATCGCTCAAGGTGGAAACCCATTCGACATATCCATGTTTCTACAGCCTGACTCTTATGAGCTTCTTGATGTGCCAAATGGTTCAGTCATTCTAGAAGACCAAACCATCTTGAATCCTACTCAGCCCTATGGGGGCGTAGCTGCACAACTCCCTCAAAAGGAAGAAGACTTTAAAGGCGTAGAAACCGCAGGTTGGCTTCCTCTTTGGAGATACCCTGCTCGTAAACTAGGCGGAAATAATCAGAACATCTATCCACGAGCCGATGAAATCAGCAACATCACCTCCGAAGCCCGAAAATGGATAACCCAAGAGATTTCTCAGCTACGCAATAACTTGGAGGCTCGGATACTCAAGCTGTGCGATGTTAGGGAACAGCTCCTCCTTGAAAGAGATGAAATCTTAAAGTCCGCTATACAGGGAACCACATTGTATTATCCCGACTATAACCCCAATGACGCACTCCCTGAAAACCACCTCTCTAAGATTGTATCCAATATTGATCTGAACTTTTACTTTCCTCTTGAAGATAACTCGGCTGCACCTGACTTCTCTAAGCCTAGACAAACGACCAAAGATTCTTACTACAAGTCCCTCGTTGATGATGCTCCCACAGGCGAGGAAAAGTACACCGCTATTGGATAAATGCTGCCAATATAAATAGGATAGTGGTGACAGCAAGAAAGGTTGGGATTTTATTGGGGTTGCCCCTTGTGATAACAACTGTAACTAAACTGCCTAACAAGAGACACGCATCTGCTTTATTCATTTATTGTATCCCAACAAGTGACATGACCCTATTAGTCTAGCTGTAACCCCTCTAAACAAGGAGACAGACTAAAATGGTACAATTAAGCGTCTTTGAGAAGTTCCTCGGCAAGAAGCTCGACCCATACAACTATGACACCACCCTTAAGAACTTCAAGTCTGAAGACAAGGTGTGGGTGATTGAAGGTGAGGCACTTATGGAAAAGGTTGCCTCAGCTATTGAGGAATGGCAGGTTGTGTTTCTAAATGAGGCAGATGGGGGATTTTATCTAAAGCTGTTTAAGGAGACGGAGAATGTTCACTCATAAGATGTCGCAGGAACGCCATGTACTAACCACTTGTGTGTTCTTCGACCACCCTGATTATATCCTTACATATTGGGAAGAGTTTATCGAGGAACTAAAGGGACAATACTCCTCAACTATGGATACCCTAAACTTTACTCTTATGGGCTATAGCGGCAGTATAGCACTCAACTGCAACAAGGTATTCAGTCTCAATTTTGGTGCCTTAAATGTCACCTACGAAACTGAATACCTCCTTGATGCGATGGAGGAGTTATTAAACGAGGCAAGACGGCTTTGGTATGCTGATAACATCTAACCCACCAACCCCTCCGACCGAGAAAATGGATATGAGCAAGAAGAACCTTGTGGAGTTTTTGGAATCTCTTATGGCAATTCAAAAGAAGCATGATGTGTACATAGATGGAGATATTGAAGTCTCCACCCGTAATGGATTGTTCATCGGAAACCTTGAGTTAAACTACAATAGACTTGAGATTTATCACGAGGAAACCGACTCGGTTCTCGCCTCTTATCAAGAGACGGATGACTCGGATAATTGATTTGTAGTTTGTTTATTATCGACCAAAGGTGCTAAACCACTTGAGTAAAGAGATAACAACATGAGAAACGGCAGAACCGCAGGACGCATGAAAGATTTAGCCATTGATCTTGAAGAGATGACCTTCAGCGTGCAGGACTTTAAGTCCTCTGCATCGAAGATGGTTTCTTGCATCAAGGAAATGGATATCATTATGCAAGAGATGCCTGAAGTCATCGTGAGCGAAGATCATTTCGGGGATTGGGTATCTTGCAGTAACCGCATCCTCGATATGATCGTTCGTCTCAACAAAGAACTGAAGATGAAGGGTCTCTAAGACGAGGCAAGACTTAGATTGCGTTTATCAAAACCATATCGGTAATAAAACTTTTTTAGATACTCAAAGTTATCAGCCTCTGTGCTGATTTGGGACTTGGCTTTTAAGGTGGTGTACACCATCGCCTTCACCAACTTCCCACTATCCGTTATGATGTCCGTGCTAGACCGCATAGATGAAAACGGATAGCCCTCTTGCTTATCCAATGCTTTCAGGTCATCGAGGGCGATGTTGTAGAGAACTCCCTCTACAAAGTGATCCCCTTTAGCCTCTACAGAGGGATACCCGTCCTTAAAACAAAGACAGAAGTCTTTTAAAACAGCGAAAGAATAAAACTGCGTGTAGGGATACATCTCCATCATCGCGTTTGTATCTAGGTTTAACCCATACGCAAAATAAAGAAGTCTCATGGTTCTTTCCTAGGGCGAAAGGTTTTGCCCTCTTGGGGGACAAAAGGTGGCAAATGGTACTCCAAGTATAGGATGAATATCCGACCCACAAACAATCGGTCCAAAAGAAGCACCCGGTGAGGATAATAAAACCGAAGGTGCAGATAAAGTGATGTTCGCTGTTCCCGTCATCACGACAGATGTGGCATTTACGGATACTACCAACCCCGCTTGTATCACCACACCTCCCGCAGGGGCTAAGAACTTGAATCCCGTGGGGTCAATCACTTGTGTGTTGGTGCCAACAATGGTGGTGTCCGTACCCGCTACAATCGTTTTTGTTTCCGTCCCTGAAGCAATCGTTTTGGTGTTGGTAGTGACACCCAAATAGGTCTCTGTTCTTCCTCCAAACACATTCAAATAACTATCCGAAGGACCTGCACTACCTGATGCAGGATTGGACGCTATGGTGACTGATCGAGAAGCACCCTGAGCCGTATTGAAGTTTGTCGGTCCCGATACCACAAGGTTGTACTCCCCCAATGCAACCTGTTTCATCGACTGTGCCGATAACTCCATACCCGCCCCCGTGTTCAAAGATAACTGACTTTGACTCGCTAGTCTAATCTCTCCCGCATTTGAGAAATCTACCAAGGGTGCCTTAAACTCTATCGCCACATTGCTCTGAATACTCACTCGCTTCTTACCCAATATGGATAAAGAAACCTCTTGCCCATTTTGGATACTTGTTCCGCTGGCGGATAAATTTATGGCTCCGCTCGCAGATGTCACAGCCAATCCCGTGTCCCCACTCAAGGATAAACTCGACCCTCTAACGGATATCTCACCCCCTGCATTAATCGCTACCCCGCCTTTTGTTAAAACCTGAACGGCATCAGGGGCAGGGGATGAAATGAACGCTCTAAACTTGCCGCCCTTTGTGAGCGTTATGAAGGTGTCGTCCAATGCCTCCACTATCGGCTTTACTCTTAATAAAGTTGCTGAATGATCCACCAACGAAGTGGACTCCGTTGCTCCCTTCAGTATCCCTAATGTATCCTTTATCTCAGAGACTAAAGGCAATCCGAAGGTCTCTTTGCCTAGCGTTGAAAATGGATCATTCCCAACAGGGGTTCCAATGACCCACTCGATAAAGGGCGTGTTATTTGAACCCCCTCTTGTTTCAGGTACTCTATCGCTGTCAAACCCATCCGTCTGTTCCGTTACAGGTAAAGAACCATCCGTTGTATGCGTAACCTCTATCCGATATTCCGTAAACGCATTTCCATTTAACATCGCGTTTTCTTTGAACACATCTCCAACCCTCAATATCGACTTCCCTCCATACACCTCACCTAAATAGTTATCCGTCTCATCCTTAAACTTATCCGAAACCAAGCCAGCCTGATAAAGAAAGCGATAGGGGTCTATGCTCTTAGGCATCGTTCCCGATGGCGTGTCTCTCTCAAACAGGGTATTGGATAAATGAAAAGAGCCCTCAGCATCTACATAAGAGTCATTACCCCGATTGAAAAGTGGATGTGGATCAAGTTTGGAAATGTCTAACAAAGAAGTCTCTTGTGGGATGAATGGATTGCCCTCTTCATCAAGCTGAACAGCCGCGTCCCACTTGATCCCGTCTGAAAACATCTCCTTAGGTAACAAACGAGCATCTCGCTGAACCATGCCCCCATAAACCCTCGCCCCACTCAAAGCGTGAAACTGCTGTAAAGACCTAAAAACAATCGCCTGATCTTGATCTCTTAATATGATCTCATTTGAGCGTCTATTGGATAAATGAACACTCTCATCTAAGAGCAAATCCGATCCCTGTGCAGATGATGCTCCGATGTTCCCCGCATTGTAGTGCTTTAGCTTGTGCCTTATCCGTTGATAAAAAGACCTGATCTTTTGTCGGTCTTTCAAGTTCCCCATCAACCCTTCATCAGGTGTGATGCCTTGAACAGGTATCCACTCATGTCCCAAATAACTAGACGCAGGAAGCCAAGCTAATATCGCAGGGGTTTTCTGCGATGTGTCCCCCTTTGTCTCCGTTGCAAACCATCCCACAACACACTTGTCTCCCCTCTCAGGTATCCCACCCAAAAAGTGCCTGTTCCCCATAGATGGCATCATCAACTCTACGCCATTCATTGTGGTATCCGCTCCCGCTCCATGCAGGATTTGAAGCGTACACCTAAACTCCTCCCATTGTATCTCCAATACTATCGCTATCCCCAATGATAACGCAGACCAACCCTGTGATCTACTCTCAAACTCTAGCCTCTCTCTCATTAAATCTGTTGCTGTCATCTTAACCTCTCCCTCTTAGCTTCTTTGCCGCTTCCACTCTCTCCCTATCCGTTGTACCTATCTCTCCTGCCCTCTCCACCAAAGTATCCAATGTCTCAGATAACAACTCCTCCGTAGACCCTAGTTCAGAAACCAAGTTTTCATAATCCTCAACTACAGACCCACCCACCCTCCCAAATGCCCCCGTCAGTCTCTTAAATGTACCCTCACCTCCCTGTGCGTCTAAATCATGCCTCAATGCCGCCTCGTGTGTCCTGTAATCCGTCTCTCGGCTCGCTATCTCTCTACCCACATTGTTCACTATATCCATTTCCGTCTTAATCGCATTCCCCACAGATACAAAGTTTGATGTGTCTGATGCTAGTGCCAATAACTCCAAGTCCGTGCTCTGTGCCTTACATCTACACATCGCATCTCCCCTGCTCGGTGGGGTTATCTCGCTTATCCTCTTCGGCACATTCGTTATCACCTGCTCGTCTAGTGTCGTCATTAATTTGTTCAACATCTCCTGCGACACATTCCCTAATAAGTCTCCCCTTTCTAAACCCCGCGATGAGGCTATCTTATCTATGATGTCTAATCTGCCCGCTTTTTCTATTTCCTTTAGCTTCTCTGCAATAACCTTCCCCCTTTGCTCTCTCGTTCCCTCAGGACTCCCATTGTTGTCCAAGACAAAAGATTGCAGGTCTTTAGCCGAAAAGACCCGCGTCGGGTCTTGCACCAAAAGCTGATCAAAACTTCCGCCTTTGGATATTTCTAACCCCCTCCCATATTGATACGCTCCAAAAACCTCAAATCCATTTTCATCCGACACAGGGAATATCGGAGACACAAAGGTGTCTTTTGACCATGTGGTCTTTTCAGCCGTTGTCTTGGAAACCGCCGTGCTTGGGAAGAACCTATCCGCATTCTTAAAAGTTGATCTCATATCCGCCAGAGTCCCATTTAATGCCGTGACGGCATCAAAGCCATCTCCATAATAATTCGGTCTTTGGGCTTCATGATGTTTGATCATCACACCTCTCAAGGAGCCAACCACGGTAAAAACGCTATCCGTTGTGATTAGATCATTATCGGTGGTATCGGGGAACATCTTGTTGGGCAGGACAGAATTGAAGAAAGCCCCTGCGAAGTTATCCGAAAACAACGAGTCAGCTAGGACGCGAGCGTTCTGTGTTCCCTTTTGGATTTCTTTAGTGAGGAAACTTCGGATATTATTAAAGAAGCCCGTCCAAAAGGTCTGACCCCTTACTCCCCACCCTGATGCCTTAGGTGATGTGGTGGTGACCTTGCGTTTCTCAAGAGTCCCATGCTTTTGAAAAGAGAGCGTGAGGATATCTTTTGTGGGGACGATTTCAAAGTCGTTGGAATACTGAGTGCGGGTAAGAAGTCCTTTTTTAATCAGACCTTCGGAGTAATAAATCGAATCTCCTCCACCTTCGCTAAAGACCATATTTACATCGGTGTCATCTATCCGACCTTCTTTCAGAGTAAGCCTAGCCTGTTCCGCATTTTCGGTCACTTCAGCATCCATTAAGTCGGGGGCTTGGTGTTCGGGGGCAGGGTGAGAAGAAGAGAAGTAGCGGTAATATCCAGGTAGCTGAGGTCCAAAAGATGCTTTCTTATTTTGAAGAAGTCTGAGGATATTAGCCGTGCTTCCTGCCTCTATTGCCGAGTTCTCTTTGGTTGAGTATCGTGCTTCCTTAACTGCGGTGAGCAAATCCACTATTGTAAACCCACTCTCCGCATTCCCCCTCAGGGATTGGATAGTTTGCTCAAACTCTAGTTGTGCCTGTTCGCGGTCTTTAATGGATTGTGCTTTGCCTCTTTGACCTTGTGCAGCGAGTTGAGCAGCTTTGAGGCTGGCTTGTTGTCTTTTTACTGCGGCTATTTCTAGCTCGGATTCTCCTTTGATGATGACTCCATCTTTTTTGGAAGTTCTGCGTGTAACGGCAGAGCCATCTCTACGAGTGACCACCACACCTTTTTTATTTCGGGTTATTGTTTGTGACCCTTCACCCTCCAACGACAAGTTACCTTTTATGGGTTCTCCGCTTGGATTATTTGTGTTGGGTAGTTTCAAAACCCAAGGTCCATTGAACAGGTCTCCGTCGTCAGCTACTTCTAGGATTTTGAGGCGTTTGGCTTCAATAATCAGGTTGTTTCTGTAGGCAGTTCTTTGTGCAGTTCCAAGACCACCTATGGCTTGAAAGTCTATGGAAAAGGTCAAAAAACCTGGGTCAATCTTCGTAGGGTCAAGAGCCATAACGACATTAGGAAATCCCGCTATTTTACGGGTTTCATAAGAGTCGCCTAGATCATTGGATAGTTTAACCTTTTTGTATAGGTATTTCTTGGGGAGGTCTGTTCTTCCGAGGTCAACGGCACGGGCGGGATCATTCGCATAATCAACATCAGCATCGCCGGGAGGGATAAACTTCTTTCGTCTACAAGTGAGAGTGAGTCCTGTTGTGGCTGAACTTCCATAAGAGAAGCTATGGCTTACGGATTCGACATAATAGAAACAATCTATGTGTTCGATATATATTGGATAACCTGGTTTAATTTCAGGTCTTAGTGGTATGGAGATGTTGCAGGTATTCATGCCTTTATTGATGCGGTCTAATTCAACAACTGCGGCATAATAGGCTTGTCTTTTAGTGTTGTAGAAGCTCGTGTCAAAGGAGTGTTCTTTCCACCCAAACTTCGCCACTAGATGGTAATCGACATAGGTTCCTTTTACTCCCCATTCGCCTGAGTCGATCACACCCGATATATTTCTAAAGGGTCCACCTTTACAGATAACATAGGTCGCTTCAGGCTCTGTCACTCCGAACGAAATGGATAAAATATCTTCCCTTTGGATTCGATAGACGCGATTATCTGAAGTATCTAGGTTATACATGGGTGGTTTAAAGACCAAATCCCCATCGAGGTCTTGGAAGAACTCATAGCCGCACTTTTGAGCGACATCTCCTGCAAGAGAGAGCTTGCTCGTAAAGCTAGACTCAAACATACTCACTTGACCCAAGGCTCCGATATCTGTAATAAACTCTTTAAGTGCTCGTACATTTACGCCGCCTCCTCGATCATCCTCAGATGCCTGAGTTAGAAACTGAAGATCAGGTAAGCGAAGAAGTTTCCTATCGTTGGAGTCATACTGAACCAAACCTGCTTCCATGAAGCGTTTAAGCAGGGGGCTGGGCTTCTTGTCAGCGTGAGGTTGTAAGGCTTCTTTGATTACGGATACAAACTCGTTCTTTTTACCTTTGATTGAGACATCGGATAAAAGGGCTGTTTCAGTAGCTGAATAAAGTCTGCCTGATACGCCATACATCCTCAGCCCATACAATCCATTTTCAAAGCGGTTTTCCCAATATCTAAGGGCAAGAGAATAAAACTGCTGTCCTGTTACGGACTTTGCCTTCATGTTATCCGTTTTCTGTAGAGCGAAGCCTGTACCTTGTGCGGAACCACCCGAGTCTAGATAAAGGTCATAGATGATTTGATGGGGGGTCATATCGGTGTATTTATGCCCCGTTAGTTGAATGCTGCCCTTTGACTCTGTGGGTTGAGCGGCAAAATAACCTGCGTTTGTGTTTACCTGTTGGTTTTCCCAAAAGGCTAAAAGTGCCTTGCAGCTCATGCTTATGGAGTAAGACCCTTGAAGGGTTTGATCAACATCAACACCGCTTAATACTCCATGAAAAACGGGATAATAAGGACGCATCTCTACTTTGGATAAATCCACATCTTCTTCATTGAGACGGATAGTATCCCCTGCACCTAATAGTTCATCCGTTTTGAAGAACCCACGGAAGTACACATTAACTTCGACTCCGGGTATTAGGATAAACTCGCCATCTTTAAATACGCTGTCTCCATATGCTCTAGGAATAATGGCATTGATGGAACAGCTATTCGAGTTGGGCGTAACGCCAGCTCCTACTGACACAGATGTAATAAATGCTTGGAAGTCTATCTTGTTCTTGCACTCATTACAGCCCGGAACGGAGGTATCTCCGTTGAACTGAACTATTGCATCGGGTGTCCAACTTCGTACCCTTCGGTACTTGTTTTTTATGTCCGATGTCCAATTGCCTGCGTAGGGTCTATTTTCGATCTTCATGTCAGTCCCCCCAACCAAGTCGCACTTGGCGGATACATTGGACTAAGAGATGATTTCATCTCAAAGCTGTCTTGATGGTGTTCATACACCACAAAATCAAAACTAAACTCCACACCCCCCAACTGATTCTCCTCCGTTATCCCAAATGTAAAACTATCCATTCTTCCCACATATCTTTGCCCATCATAATGGATAGATTGTGTTCCAATGTCGTGGTAAGCACGGCTTCTTCCAAGTCTATCCGCAATAGTCACGCTATTACGATAGATGGCAAAAATAGACATAAGTTGTCTCCATCCAGCCGAGTCTCTGCGAGAGACAAACTGAAGCCCTGAGATGCCCTTCATTTGTCCTTCTGCATTTAATCCCTCATTAGGGTTCTCCCTGCCCGCTATAAAAGCACCTAGCCGACACGAGACAGAAATCTTTGTTAAATCTTCGCCCCATCTGTAGAAAATAAACCCATATTTAGTCTGATCTCCGTAGTTTTGTATGTCCGTATAGTTCACCGCAAAAGATGTCGGATTGATCAAAAAGATGATTGGTGGGAGTTGTCTTAGTTGTTGATGCTGAAGAACAGCGTCAATCACTACATCTCTATCCACTACACCCGCTTGCAGATACGGAACACTTGGTTCAACCCCACCACTCGATATTGGAGTACTTGCCCTTGTCGAGATATTAGGTGAAATCAATCTCGCTCGCTTCGTGTCTATTGAATACCTTTGACTATCCGAAATGCCTAAGGGAGACCTAAAGGGTCTCCCTGCATTGGTGGTGTAGTTTCCCATCTGAGGCGGATTTATCGACAACACAAATGGAGAGAAAGACCTAAGGTGTTGCTGATTAACAGGATCAAGGGGAATAGTCCCCAAGTTATCCTCAGGGAATAGGATAAACTCATCGGTCGTGTATAGGTCTACATATGGGGCTGTGGCTGTGGTGGCTTTCATACAATCAACCCCCTGTCGGAGAGTATCCATTTTGAGTACGGATACCGTGGGTTTCGCGTTCCACCTGCATCGCTAGAGACATAGAAAACTGATAGGGACTCTCCGCACTATCCGTTACGCTGAAACTTTGAAACCAACCCCACCAAGTGCCTCCATCAAAAGTCACCTTTATCCGCCCTTGTAGGGCTACATTCCCTAAATCATCGTAAATGGAGCCGTTGTTATGAAATAACGCTAGAGCGTCCAAGTACTTGTCATAGGTGATTGTATCTCTGCGTGTCCCGCCTATGTTCGTGCCATAACTTTGCCCCCCTACTCCCACAGCTCCCGTTATTGCCGACAAACCCGTAAATGGTCGGATAAAAGCACCCGACACATTTTCAAAATTTATCGTTAACACAGCGTCCCCAAAATAAGTCTCTACCCAACCCATCATGGTCTGATCTCTTGTCACGATCTTTGAATAAGAGAAGTCTAACCCCTTAGGGTTCACATGAAGAACCATTTTTAAGTTGTCAGGCAGTAATGAAGTCACACCATCAGGTGCAATGATGTCAAACACAAATGGGCGTATCCCTAATCCCGCTTCCCCCTTTTGAAGGGTCATCGGGGATTTCAGCATGGCTGTCATATTGCCTTACCCTCCTTACGCTTTTTCAGTTTAAGAAGTTCCCCCACCACCGCCTTACCCGTCTCCTCTGGCGACTTTGACCCATCTACATGAATCGTCACAGTCCCTATGTTCATCCCCATACCCTTTGCCAACTGATCTACTGCCCCTCCCGGTTTGGTGAACGCTACCCCTCCTCCCAACATGGACGGCAAGTCTCTCGGATTTAGCTTAAATACTCCGTATTTTGATACATACAAGTCGTCCGCTGATGTGATCTCAGGGTCATCTAAAAAGAAACCTGCGGATTGAGCCAAGCCTCCAAGAGCAGGTCTAGTTTGAAGTGCCTGATATATTGCATCGTTTGAGGCATCTGAACCTAGCTTTAGTGCCGTTAGTAAATCCGCTTTATTCCTGCTTCTTTCATCTTCCGCTATCTTCTTCGCAGCCTCCCGCTCCATCTCTATGGTAGCTGTCCTAACCTCCGGATTTAATGGGGTCAGTCCTTTCGCATCATCCTTGGCTTCTTGGACTCTTTCAGAAGGTGTTACCGCAAACGCCGCCTGTATATCCTCAGGCTTTACACCCCCCTTAGCTGTTAGTAACTCACCCTCCGCATAAAGTTGTCTTTCTGCTTCCGCCTTTAGTTCGTC